CGACGCTCTTCCGATCTCAGCTTTTTCACCGCAAGGCAATTTTTGAGATTATTCCGAAATGTTTTGACGAAATTTTGGAAAATGCCATGTGATACATAAATATCGAAAAAGAAAGGGGCGACACGATGGGCAGATCGGAAGAACTGCATCAGATTTTTGAAGGTATCGACGAAAACCAGAACAAGATTGTGTCGGCTCTGATCGACGAAGCTGTTTTTGTTGAGGGGCAGCTTACAGAATTGAAGAAATACCCGTTTATCAAATTTCATCCGCAAAATCCGAATCTGCAAAAGGTTACTGCTGCAGGAAAGCAATACCGTGATTATCTGCAAACGTATACGAATATCATTGATAAACTTTGCAGGATATACGGAAAAGACGAAACGGAAGAAGAAAGCCCGCTGCGCGCTTTCCTCAATGGTCTTGCCGGGCAATGAGTTATCTACTTGAATACCGTGAAGCAATCCGGAAGCGGGAAATTCTTGCAGGGTATGAAATGATAACGGAACTTGATAATCTGATTGCTGATCTTGATGACCCGCAATATAGATACGATACCGCGAAAGCGGAAATCACTATCAAGTTTATCGAAAATTGTGTTCGATTGACGAAAAGTCCGTTTTACAATAAGCCCATGAAATTGATGCTGTGGCAAAAGGCATTGATTGAGGTCTCATATGGATTCAAAATTAAGTCGCTTGATACAGATGAATGGGTTGATAGGTTCAATGAAGTTCTGCTTCTTATCACGCGAAAAAACGGAAAAACAGAATTGATCGCTGCACTTGAACTTGCTGAAATGGTTCTCGGCAGACAAGGTTCTGATATCATATGTTCCGGCACGAATGACAATATTGCGTCCTTGTGCTATGACGCGGTTGATACAATGCGTATGCTGATTGACCCGTACAACAAAGACACATGGCGCAACCTTAAAGGCATTAAATGTTTTGCGAACAATAACAAAATATTCAAGCTGTCAGAGGGGACGCGCGGAAAAGAAGGACGCAATATTGACTGGGCTGGAATTGATGAAATACATGAATTGCAGGATGACAGCATCTATAAACCGATTCAGCAGTCTACAAGTACGAAACCAGATTTCAAGATTTTCATGTTTTCGTCAGAGGGATTCACAAACGACGGATTCCTTGACGGAAAACTGAAAGAATACCGAAAGATTTTGAACGGCGAAGACCGGAGCGAAAGCGCAAAACGGAAATTGCCGTGGCTTTATACGCAGGACAGCGAAGCGGAAGTATGGGAAACGAACGAACGCGGTATAAATCCAGCATGGCAAAAAAGCAATCCGTCAATCGGCGTTGTGAAAACATGGTCGTATTTGCGTGACCGCGTGGATGAAGCGCGAGTAAGCAAGGCAGACAGAATGTTCACCCTGTCAAAGGATTTCGACTTTAAGGTTTCCAATAGCACGGCATGGCTTGATAAATCTGATTACGATTATGAAAGCAGTTTCGATATTGAGGAATTTCGCAATACGGTTTGTCTCGGCGCGGTTGACTTGTCAGAAACAACAGACATGACGTGCGCGAAAATCATGTTGTGCAGAAAAGATGATCGCAGGAAATACACGATGTCGCATTACTGGATTCCGGAAAGCAAGCTGGAATCATCCGACGATAAAAACGCCGGCGCGAAATACGAAGACTGGGCGCGTGACGGTTTGTTGACAATCTGTGACGGAAACGACAACGATCTGTCGCTTGTTGCTGATTGGTTTTATGGTTTTCAGGATAAATATAATATCCGTCTTTTGAAATGCGGATATGACCAACGGTTCAAACGCGACTGGATTCAGCGTATGGAATATTACGGATGGAACGATCGAGAAGACCTTATAATGATCAATCAGTCTCCGGATGTTTTGCATCTTGCAAACTGCCAAACAGAAGCAGATTTGAAAGATAGAATCATCGTCGGTCTGAATTCTATTGATAAATGGTGCTTCGGGAATGCTGCGCTGAAAGTAAACAGCAGCTTGAAAAGTCTTATCGTAAAAATTGACAACATGAAATCGAGAAGAATTGACGGCGCGGTTGCAAGCGTAATTTTGCAGGAAACATACAACCGATACAAGGTTGATTTGAATGATTATTTATAGGGGGTGATATATTGGGATGGTTTCAAAAGGTTTTCAGAAAACCGAAATATGATGGTGTACCGAATATCGCTGAAATTTTGAGCGGCATCACCCCTGTATATTCAACTGGATTCGGCGAAAACATTTACGCAAGCGACGTTGTGCAGCAAGCGATTTTTGCAATAGTTTCAGAGTTGAAAAAACTTGACCCGACACACGTCCGAACATCCGGCGGCGACTTTACGCAAGTGGACGGAAATATTCAGCGAGTTCTTGACGCTCCGAATCCGCTTATGACGACATCGGAATTTATCGAAAAAATATCGTGGAATCTGCTGCTTAATTATAATGCGTGGGTTTATCCGTTGTGGGAAGGAAACACGCTGACCGCTCTTTATCCGTTGCAGCCGTCAAAGGTTGAATTTGATCCGGACTACGGCGGAACCGGGCAGACATATGTACGACTTACATTTCCGAATGGCTATGTCGGCGATCTTCCGTATGACGAAATCATTCACTTGAAATACAAGTACGCATTCAGCGAATACATGGGCGGCAACAAAGAAGGGAAACCGGATTTCAAGCCGCTGCTTGATACTCTTGAATTGAACGATACCTTGCTGAAAGGACTTGCGAAATCTCTTAAAATACAAACCGCAATCAATGGCGTAATCAAAATGAAAACGATGGCGAATATGGACGACCAGATAGCCAAAGTGAAAGAGTTTGAAGCGAAGCTGAAAGCAAACGAAAGCGGATTTCTTGTTACTGATATCATGAACGAATATATGCCGCTTACGAAGCAGCTGAAAGTCGTTGACGAAACAACATTGAAATTCATCGACGAAAAGATTCTGCGGACGTTCGGTGTTTCCGTTGCAATCATAAACGGAGATTATAAGAAAGAACAGTACGAAGCGTTCTATCAGAAGACGCTTGAGCCGATCATCAAGAGCATGGGACAGTCTTTCACGAAAGGAATTTTCACAAAGCACCAGACGCAAGGGTTCAATAACAAAATCATTTTCTATGTAAAGGAATTGATTTTCATGAGTACGTCGCAGAAACTTGAACTTTTCACACGTCTCGGTGAACGAGGTTCCTGCTACGAAAATGAATTCCGAACGGCGTTCGGTCTTCGACCGATACCGGAACTTGAAGGAGTACGAATGGCATCACTGAACTACATCAATTCCAAAAACGCGGATAAATATCAAGTCGGTGGAAATCAAGGTGACGGAAAGGAAGGTGTAACGGATGAGTAATTTACCTGATATTTTTGCTTTCTGTGCAGCTGGCTGTAAATGGAAAGTGCCGCATTTAAGTGATTTCAATGACTTGAAAACCATTGTTGAAAACTCTGTTGTTGCATCAGGTTCATATGTTGGAGAAGGAATAGGAACAGTAAATTACAATGTTTCAGTTGTTTCAGTGTCAGGAACAGATGAAATAACTTTTACAAAAGTATCAACAAATTACAGAGAAATTGAACTTCCTTTCGAACCGAGCGCGCTTCTGATTATGGTAGACGGTTATTCGACATTGAAAGTAATTAAAAACACTAATATAACCGCATATCCTATTTTTAATGTATATAAGGACGGCATCAGAAATTATACATCAAGAATCGGAAGTATCAATTATGTAAATACAATAAATATTTCTGGTAACAAATTGCAGGTTATTGGGAATGCAGCTGCAACGTGTGTTTCGTGGGACATGGGAGCGGCTGGTGAAGAAAGCAGATGGACTTTTGAATTTGATGGAATGTCGGCTTCGACAAGTGATCGTACAGATTCTCCATCAAATTATTTCGATAAATTGGGTGATAAGTACACGTGGCTTGCAATGAAATGAGGTGATGAAAGCATGATTGTATATTCTGTTGGAGAAGAATACAAATTCTATCAGTCGAGGACGGACAGACCGAATTCTGACTGGACGGGGAAAGCGGAACACGTCATTGATGAAAACAATCCGGCGAATGATGCGCTGATCAGAAAAATCAAATCATATGCGCCATTGTTTTCATACGTGACAGACGCAAACGGTAATCTGATTGACGTTGAAAAAACAGGCGATTTTGAGCGTGAAGAACCGAAAGAAGAAATCGACATTTTGATAGAAGAAAACAAAACGCTAAAAGAACAGATTTCGATGCTTGAAGACTGTATCGTCGAAATGGCTGGAATTGTCTATGCGTAATATTTTACAAACAATATATTTTATTATTTTAAAAGGAGATAAAGAAATGATGGCTATGCTTTTTGCAATTAGAATCACCAGAGGTAAGAACGATTTTGAAGACGTTCCGGCGAAGCTGAAAGAGCAGGTTTCCGAAATCCTCATCAATGACTACGGCAGACCCGATCTTGTACCGGAAGAATACCGGACAGCATAAACACAAAAGGGGTGTTTGAATGGAATATTTCAGAAGAAACTACCCGGCAGAATTCCGATCTGATGAATCGTCCGGACTGATTGAGGGTGTGCCGATTGTGTTCGACACCCCGACGGATATCGGCGGATGGTTTCAGGAAACGATCTGCGCGGGTGCAATATCACAGGACATCATCAAGGACGTGCGGTTTTTCTGGAACCATAATACCGATGAAAAAGCAATCGCGCGGACTATTATTCCGATTGAAAAAACAGGTGGCATGACGCTGACCGTTGAAAGCACAGGCGTGAGAATGCTTGTTAATCCAAACCGAAAGAGAACAGACGCAAATGATCTGTGCCTTGCGGTTGAAGATGGCGTTATCAATGCAATGTCGTTTATGTTCGGCGTTGCGGAAGAACGCTGGGAAGATGAAGACACGGATTATCCGAAACGCTTCATCACAAGGATTGACCCATTGATCGAGGTGTCGGCGGTAAACTTCCCCGCCTACAGATCGACATCAATATATGCGCGGGGTGACGCGGCATCGGAAAATGACCGCGCCGTACTGGAAAAGTTACGGGAAAAGCGCAGAGCCAAAGCGGGAAGCATGGCGATATCAATGGAAGTACGAAAAATCATGTATCAATACGGAGGTTTTAAGAAATGAAAGAATTTTTACTGAATCTCATCAAAAGAAAGAAGGAGCAGCGCAAGTCGCTGCATGACGCGCTGATCGCAACTGACAGCAGGGAGGAACGTTCTTCTATTGCTGAATCCATGAATGCGATTGACACGGAAATCGAAGAAGCAGAAGCACAGGTCGCCGCGATTGAAGCGGAAGAAGCAAGAAACGCGCAGAAGAATCCGCCCGCGTTCAATCCGACCGCTGCTTTCAAAGCACCTACTGTTCCCGGTCAGGCAGCAAGAGGAGAAGACCCGCTGTCTACGATGGAATACCGTACCGCATTCATGGCGTATGTGCAGAACGGTACGCAGAATCCTGTCCTGCAGCAGCGGGCAGACGCAGAACACGTTTCCGGTGATCTCGGTATCCTCCTGCCGAATACCATCGTAAACGAAATCATCAAGGGTGTTGAACACGTTTACGGGCAGCTTTACAGCCGCGTCAAAAAGACGAATGTCAAGGGCGGTGTACAGTATCCGATCGGTGCATTCTCCGCTACGATGTACTGGGACGGCACCGCCGGAACCGATACCGAACACGGCGTTTCCGAAAAGCAGAAGACCGGCGGCATCACCGGCTATGTGCAGTTTACGTACCATATCGGCGAAATCCGCATTGCGCAGTCTCTGTTGCAGTCCGTTGTAACAGTCGAAGCGTTTGAAGCTGAAATCGTAAAGGCTCTTGTCGAAGCATATGTAAAGGCAATGGACGAAGCAATTCTGAACGGCGACGGCACGAAGCAGCCGGAAGGCATTCTGACCGAAGCGGCAAAGGTTTCCGGAAGCAGAATCCCTGCTTTGAATATCATCACGTTCAGCGCGACAGATATTGCAGACTGGACGCAGTGGCAGAAGAAACTTTTCGCAAAGATTCCGCTTTCCATGCGTGGACTTCGCCCGGAATTTGTCATGACACCGGAAACATGGGAAAGCAATATCATGACGCTTGCGGATGACAATAATCGTCCGGTATACCGCGAAACCTACAATCCGACCACAGGCGACGAAACTGCTACGTTCAAGGGACGCAATGTCGTTTTCGTTGAAGAAGGCGGCATCAAGTCTTTCGATGGCGCATCTACCGGCGACATTTTCGGTATGCTCTGGGTGCCGGAAAAAGCATATGCAATCAACAGCAATATGCAGTTCGGTTACAAGAAGTATTTCGACGAAGAAACAAATCAGTGGATTACAAAGGCACTTGTGATCTGCGACGGCAAGGTGCTTGACGGTAAGTACATCTATCTGCTGAAAAAGGGTGCCTGATGAAAGGGGTGTGACATATGGCACGAAAGAAAAATTGCCTTCTTGATATGCTCCAGAATGTCACAGGAAAATCCGTTCCGGAAGACACGCTGAAAAACTGCCGGACAACGTGTGAAGTTTTGGATGCGTTTAACGATCTTTATGCATGCGTTGTAAATTTCACAGGCGTTATATCGAGCACAAATGTGACAAGTTCGATGACTGTTACAGTTAAGGATTCGAACGGCGAAACCGTTAAGCATGTAGAAGCGCGAAAATATCGCTTGAAAGAAGGCAGCTATACGTATAGCGCGGAAGCAAGCGGAGCAGTTGCAAAAAACGACGTTGCTTTCACAATTACAAATTCAGACGAACAGACCGGAACGAAAAATATTATCGTGCAGTTTACAGCCGCATGAAATAAGAGGTGATACAAATGATGGTTGAGAGATTAGAACCGATTACAGACGCGGAATTGCTTGTGATAGTAAAGGGTAGCTTAAATATCACTGGTGAATATCACGACGCAACGCTGAAATATCTGATTGCAGAAGTACAGGAATACTTGAAAAGCGCAGGTGTAAAGCATTCGCCTGATTGCGATGTTCTCGGTTCTTCTCTCGCCGTCGGCTGTATTGCTCGCGGTGTCTCTGACCTGTGGAATTACGGTAACGGAGAAACAAAGCTGTCTGATTATTTTTATCAACGCGCTGATCAGTTACGCGGAATCACGCTTGCAAAGGACGGTGACGGCGCGTGAAACAGTATACGCCGAACGTGCCGTTTAATGTCCCTGCAATGCACATGAAGCGTACTGTCGAAAAGATAAACGGTATGAATCAAGAATCTTATGTTGATTCTGGAATGTTTTACTGCGCCGCCAAAAGTTACGGTGGCACGGAAAAGATTGTGAATGATGTTTATGTGGTTGAAGACACATGGACGATTGACACATGGTATAATCCTGCAATCAAAAAAGGCGATCATATCCGTTTCCTTGACGATAACAGCGAATTTGAGGTACTTGCAAGCCCGGAGAACATCAACAGACGCGGGCAGTATATGAGATTTAAGGTGACGATGATAAGTGGCTAAAAATCGAAAATTCAAGGGAAGTTCAATCAAGCGCGGAAACATCGTCGAGATGTACGGCGTGAAAGAACTGCTCAAGAAAATTGAAGATGCCGGCGGCAAGGTTGATGAAGCGGTACAAAAAGCGGCTGACAAATCGCTTGAAATAGTCGGAGAAGATATGCAGAAATTCATGTTGAACCACAAACAAAGCGGTGGAACATACACAAGTTTTGAGCATATCAAAGCAAGTATCAAAGGAAATAAGGTTGAAGCAATGGTCGGCTATAACAGTAAGAACGGCGGACTTCCGGCGATATTTCTTGACGTTGGTACACCAAAGCAGAAACCGTATTTTTACAGATATTATGCTGTTGAAAAAAACCGACAGAAAATCGAACAGATTCAGCGCGAAACGCTTGAAGAAATTATCGGGGGGTTAGGTTGATGGAAGAACTTTTCGCGCTTCTTGACGAAATCGGATATCCGTATTTCAGACAAGGAAGCATGAGCGACAAAGACTATAAACCTGAGTTTTTCACTTACTGGAACATCGACACGACAAACGATAGTTTCTACGATAACAATGAAACAAGATACATTGAGTATATACAAGTCGGACTGTATACAAACAATGCACGATCAGTATATACGCTGATGGATGATTTCATTGAGAGGGCAAAAAATCGCGGATTTGTTATTGTAGGACGACCACAGGACGCAAACGCAGACAAGACGGAGTATTTCGGGCGCGTCTGCTATTTACGAAAAATCAATAAAATACAGGGGGAATAATACATGGAATTTACTGAATATCGCGGTATTCGGAAACTGTGCTTCGCAGAAATCACGAAGGATGACGGCACGGATTACACTACATCCACATGGAAACGCATGGCTGGAATCCAGAGTGTCGGAAACGAAACGGAAGAATCCAGCGAAACGCATTTTTATGACAATCAGGCGGCAATCGTCGTCGACGCAGAGGGCGCGGACACGGTAACGATGACCACATCTGCACCGCCGAATGATATCAAAGCTGTCCTTGATGGCGTCGGTTACGACGAAACAAAGGACATGATCATCAATATCCCGAAAAAGCGCAAATATTACGCAATTGGCTATATCGGTGAAAAGACCGACGGCACGGAAGAAGCGGTTATCCATTTCAAGGGCAAATTCGGCGGCGGTGCTGTATCTCGGAATACCAAAGACAACGGCACTGAAACGACAAACCTTGAATATACTTTTACTGGCATTCACACGTCCACTGCGATTTACACGGAAGACGGCGTGAAGAAGCCCGCGAAGTCGATAACGGTTCCGCTTTCTGAAACGTTGACGGAAGATAAAATTTTCGGAGAATTTACCGGAGATGTTTCTGCTGGTGACGTTCTGACACCGGACGAAATCAAAGCACTTTCTTGATATAAAAGGGGGACGTAAAATATGGAACTGAAACTGGATATTTATAAAACAAAACTTTGCAGAAAAGGTGACGTTGAGCGCGTTGCAACTGCGAACGATTTTGAACTTTCGACCGGAATCTGCGAAGACGTGCTGAACATCATCAACATTGATATGTTCGATGGTGGTATTTCTTCTCTGTCGCAGGAAAGCGCGGTTTCACTTATCGCAGGAATCGTGAAAGATGGTTTTCCGTTTTTCATGCAGCTTGTTCAAGAAATTTTCTACCTTTCCGAAGACGAATCGCGTCGAATCAAGATTTCGGATATTGTTTCCGTTGTGATCGAAATTGTTAAATATTCCGTCAGTCAGCTTGCGTCCTCGCTCGGTGGCAATAATGGAAAAAACTGAAAGAGGGGGGCGGGAAATCCGTCCCCCTTTATGATATTCTATTTGACCTTGAAAATTCACTATGCGAAAAATATCATATGTCACCGTTTGAGGTTCGCAGGGAAAGATTTTCGGAATTTTGCATTTTGATTAAGAGAATCGAACGGCAGAGCGAAAGAAAAGGAAACGGAAATACGCAAAAGACAAAAAACGGAAAGATCAAGCACACAGTAAAGGTGCTTGACGATATGCCATCCACAAAGGACGGTGAAAAATAATGGCGCAAAATGAGAACTACATAGGAATTTCGATGGGTCTTGATGTCTCGGACTTGAAATCAGGACTTTCGGAAGCTAACAAAAGAATACAGCTTGCAAATTCCGAATTTAAGGCTGCCGCGTCCGGTATGGATGACTGGGCGAAAAGCACGGCAGGATTGAACGCGAAGACAAAGCAGCTTGATACTGTTCTGAAAGCTCAAGAATCGAAACTTGCCGGTCTGAATGCGGAATACGAAAAGGTTGTGCAGGAGCAAGGCGACAGCAGCGAAGCTGCTCGAAAGCTGAAAGTACAAATCAATAATCAGCAAGCAGTCGTAAATAAAACGCGACGTGAATTCGATAACTATTCGGAAACGTTGCAAGCGGCTGAAAGCGGAACAATTGATCTTCAAAACGTTACATTACGCGCCGGAAAAGTCGTGAAAAATCTCGGCGAAGTGGCACAGGCAACAGACGACGATCTGATTAAACTTGCTGACGCGGAATTTGAAAACGCGGTTTCCGGCATGGAAGACTGGCAGAAAAGCACCGAAGGACTGCAAAAAAAGGTTCGGCAGCTTGATCAAACGCTTGACGCGCAGAAAAACACGCTGAATACGCTTGAACAGGAATATGCGGCAGTAGCACGTGAGCAGGGTGAAGGCTCTGCCGCCGCAGTCCATCTGAAAACGCAGATTGAGCAGCAGAAAACAACGGTCGCAAGTACTCAAACAGAATTTAACAATTACTACGACACGTTGAATGATGCTGTACGCGGTACGATTGATCTTGAAGAAGTCACTCTTGAAGCCGGACGCGCTGTCGCAAATACCGGTGAAGAAGCAAAAGACGCAGAGAGCGGCTTTACAGTTCTGAAAGGAGCTGTCGCAGGATTTATAGCAAATACGCTTTCTGCTCTTGTTTCAAAACTCGGTGAAGCTATCGGTTATCTTGGCTCTTTCGGAGATGAAGCAAAGAAAGCGTTTAATGGTTTCGCCGCTTCGACAGGAACGACTGCAGCCGAAATGGAAAAGTTTGAAGATGCAATAAAAAACATCTACAACAATAATTTTGGTGAATCTTTTGAAGATATCGCTGACGCGATGGCGACGATAAAACAGCAAGCCGGAGATATCGGAGCGGACGAACTTGAAAAGATGACGCAGAACGCACTTATGCTGCGTGACACGTTTGATTTCGATGTTTCCGAAAGTATGCGCGCGGTAAGCGAGCTGATGAAGGAATTCGGTATTTCTGCTGATGATGCTTTCAATCTGATCGCACAAGGTGCGCAAAATGGACTGAATAAAAACGGTGACTTGCTTGATGTAATCAACGAATATTCAGTTCATTATAAATTGCTCGGATTGTCAAGCGAGGAATTTTTTAATAGCCTTTCAAGCGGAGCAGAAACAGGAACTTTCTCGGTTGATAAACTCGGAGACGCAATGAAGGAATTTGGAATCCGTGTGAAAGACGGTTCTGACAGCAGCGCGGCAGCGTTTGAATATTTAGGGTATGACGCTGACGCATTGTTCAAGGCGTTTAACGAGGGCGGCGAGGACGCGGCCATCATGACAAAAATTCTCATTGACGAATTAGCTGATATGCCAGATAGCGTCGAAAAAACGACAGCAGGTGTAGCTTTATTCGGCACGATGTGGGAAGATTTGGGCGCAAATACAATTGGCTCGCTTTCGCAGATGAATGGTTCCATTTCACAAACAACTGACGCTCTTTCGCAAATCAACGAAGTCAAGTATGATTCTGTCGGAGAAGCGATCACAGGTATCAAGCGAAATCTTGAAACCGGAATCTTAATGCCGATCAGCGACAAGGTTTTGCCCATTGTAAACGATCTTGCTGCAAAATTTCAGGAATGGTTGAGCGACCCGAAAACGCAGGAATCAATTGCGAATCTGTCTGAAAGCATTGCAAAACTTGCGGAAGATGGAATGTCTATGCTTTCCGAAGGTATTAAATCCGCGATTGATTCTTTCGATGATGTAATTGATGCGTTTCAATGGATTCTCGATAACAAAGATAGCATTGCAGACGGTCTTGTAGCAATCGGCGCAGGATTTGCAGCTTTCAAAGTTGTGACATTGATACAAGGCGTTACAAAAGCGCTGAACGGAATGACTGTTGCACAGTGGGCGTTAAATGCTGCGCAAAACGCGAACCCGATTGGAATTATTGTCGCTTTACTTGCGGCGCTTGTCGCCGGATTTATCTATGCTTGGAACAACATTGACGGATTCAAAGAATTCTGGATTGGTTTATGGGAAACCGTAAAAGGCGCGTTTACAACAGCTTTTGAAGCTGTCGGAACGTTTTTGACTGAAACGATTCCTGAATGGTTCAACAGTTTTGTAGCATGGCTTTCTGGAGTATGGGAATCTATCAAAGAAATTTTTTCCAGCGTTGTTGATTTCGTGAAGGAAAACTGGGCTGGTCTGCTTCTCCTTATTGCGAATCCGTTTCTTGGCGCTTTCAAACTTTTGTACGATAACTGCGAAGCATTCAGAACGTTTGTTGACGAATTTGTCGAAAGCGTGAAAACATTTTTCGTTAATGCGTGGAATGCAATCGTAGAATTTTTCACGGTTGGAATACCAGAATTCATTGAAAACGTGAAGCAATGGTTTGCTGACTTGCCTGAAAAACTCGGTTATCTGATCGGCGCGCTGATTGGTATTGTCGCATCGTTTTTTATCGACTTGTGGCAGTTTGCAACGGAAGACATCCCTGAATTCATCGGAGAGGTTGTAAAGTGGTTTTCTGAACTTCCCGGACGCATCTGGGAATGGCTCGTAAATGCTGCGACAAAAGTCAAAGAATGGGGGACGGATATTTACGAAAAAGGAAATGCCGCAGTAACGAATTTCCTCGCGAAAGCAGTTGAAGTTATTAAAGGTCTTCCCGGAAAAATCTGGACTTGGCTTGTCAATGCCGCAAGCAATGTGTACAAATGGGGCGTTGATATCATCGAAAAAGGTAAAAAGGCGACATCTGATTTTATTGATAAAGCAATCGAAATCATAAAGGGGCTGCCTGGTAGAATCTGGGAATGGCTTAAAAACGCTGCAGGAAAGGTTGTTGAATGGGGCGTTGATCTTGCGTCAAAAGGCAAGGAAGCTGCGACAGAACTTTTTGATACCATCGTTGATAAAATCAAGGAAATTCCGGACGAAATGCTTTCGCTTGGTAAAGATATCGTCGAAGGACTTTGGAACGGTATCAACAGCATGGTTGAATGGATTGGCGGAAAAATTAAGTCGTTCGGTGACGGCGTTCTTTCAGGTATCAAAGACTTTTTCGATATCAATTCTCCGTCAAAGGTTATGGCTGATGAAGTCGGTAAGTATATCGGTCAGGGTGTCGGCGTTGGCGTTCTTGACAGCGTACCGTTCGTAAAGCGGAAGCTGAACAAATTTTCAGGCATTGTATCTGATAGTCTCGGCGGAATCAAGGCCGGTTTATCTGGTTTCGGTGTTTCAGGCGCCGGAACGAACATTGACGCAAGCATGACGGTACACTATAACGGAAATCTTTCAAGAAAGCAGCTGAAACAGCTTGAAATTGATAACTACAATTCAGTAAGAATGCGTCTTAAAGCAGAGGGGGCGATCTGATGTATTCTTTTGAACTCGAAAACGAAAACGGGGAAATCGTTAATATCAACGATGAGGAAAAATATGTCGTTGTCGGATGCAGCGGACTTGAACCGCCGGCAGCAACTCTTTTTACTGCAAAGAGCGCAAACAGAAAAGGCGTGAAACACAACGGTTCGACGCTGAACGAAAGAAATATCACTCTGCAAATAAAACTACTCGGAAATATTGAGGAAAACAGAAACAACCTTTATTCGTGGCTTGATACGGAACAATATGCAAAAGTGCGTTACAAAAACGGATTGAAAAAAGTGTATTGCGAAGGGTATGTGCAAGACCATTCGAATGATTTTTTTACAAGTAATGAGGTTGTAAGCGTGTCTATTGTATGTGGAAATCCATACTGGATTGATCTTGCAGAAATAGCCGCTGAAATATCGAACGTTGTAAAGCAATTCAAGTTTCCGTTTTCGATTGACGATGAAGGAATTCCGTTATCGACATATAGCGATAACATGGAAACGAGCATTTATAACGGTGGAGCTGAAACGGGTTGTATCATCAGGATTTTTTGCGAAGAAGAAATTGCGAATCTAACGATTTACGACGCGAAAAACACGACGCGGAAATTTGACATCAAAACGACGCTTGAAAAAGGGTGGACGGTTGAAATCAATTCTGACAGAAGGCCAAAAACGTGCAAAGCAATCAAACAGGACGGAACCGAACAGAATTTGATGAAATATGTTCGGAACCCTACATGGTTTAATTTGCGGAAAGGCGAAAATGTTTTTTCTTATACCGCTGATAGCGGTGTGGAAAACGCGCAAATAACAATCAGCTTCACAAACAAATATTTAGGCGTTTAAGGTGGTGAGGAAATGGAATGCTATGTGCTTGACGGAACGTATACGCCTATAGGAATGATAGATCAAGCTGACAGTATATTGTGGCTGAAAAAGTACAATGATATCGGGGAATGCGAAATCTTTCTTCCGTGCAGCTATGAAATGCTTTCGCTTTTGAAGATCGGGCATTATATTTTTCGTTACGATGACGATATGTTTTGCGTGATTGAAAAAGTTGAAATCACGACTGACGTTGAACAAGGTGATTTCATCATTGCAACAGGTCGCGATATATGTTCCATCCTGTCAGGACGCATCGTCAGATGGCAGATCACATTTTCCGGTACGGCTGCAAACTTCATAAAAAAGCTGCTGACTGATAATGTTATCAATCCGCAGCAGATGCAAAGGAAAATTCCGAATCTTATTGTCGATGACAGCAATTTTTCCACGCTTACAGAAAAAATTGAAATGACAGCAAACACAGATGATCTTTTGCAGCTTATTTCATCCACTTGCAAGACGTGTGGTTACGGTTTCCGGCTGTCTTATGATATAGATATAGGAAAACTTGTATTTCGTCTATACAGCGGTGTGAACAGGTCTGACGCGGCATCAGATGAATATATTGAATTTTCTCCGGAATACGGAAATATCATTTCATCGTCATATTCTGTTGACGCAAGCGCGGAAAAGAATGTTGCTTATGTCGGGTATAAGAACACGGCGGAAGAATTTCATCTACTGTCAATTTATAAAGGAGCAGAAGAACCGCAAGGAGAAGCACGACGCGAAATATACGTTGACGGAACAGGCACAAGCAGAGACATTACAGAAGATGAATTGAAAGAGCTGTTTCCGAATGCGGCATTGACCGGAACAACGTATAATGCAACGATTGGCGGCGAACAGATCGCTGTCGCAACTGTCGATGGAGATACTATCACAGTAACAGATTACACATATCTATTACTGATACGCATTCTCGGTCGAAACGCATTGTATGACGGTAGAACGGTTGAGAATTTCAGCGGCGAGGTTGACACATTATCATCATATCAGTACAAGGACGATTACGACATCGGCGATATTGTATCTGTATATAACGATTATGGAATCGGAGCATCTGCGCGAATAATCGAAGTAATGGAAAGCGAAGACAATGACAACGGATATGTTGTTGAACCGCATTTTGAATATGCATAAAGGGGGATAATATGCCTACTTATCAAGCAAACAAAACGTATATAGCAGGATTCTATAATAGCAAGAACGCGGACGGTGTTGATGACCGCACGTATGACGCTATGGATATGCGAAAGCCTTATGATACGGTTTTCACTGATGGTATTATGCCGGAAGCAGACGGAACGGCAGGGAATACGCTGAAAGTGACTGCCGCAAGCGGTATGAAAATCAATCTATCTGCTGGACACGCAAAGATCGGCGGAGCGTGGTTTGAAAATCAATCGACATATTCGATCACGCTTGACGCTGCATCATCTTCGACGCGATATGACTGTGTCATTTTGCGAAACGACGATAATGCAGGAGTACGCGCGCCGAACGTATATATCAAGTCGCTTTCAAAAATTCCGACATCGGCTGACCTCACGCGTGACGAAAAAATATATGAAATTTGCGTCGCTTATATCACGGTAAATTCCGGAGTAAGTGCAATTACGGATTCTGATATCACAGATACGCGCGAAGATGGTAGTCTGTGCAATATCATGTCCGGTGTCGGCGCAACGGTAGTCAGAACTTACCGGAATACATATTTTTCAGAACAAGAAAACCAGACGAAAATACCGATCGGAATTTCGCAGTACAACAAAAGCAAGGATACGCTGAATGTAATTGTGGAAGGCCGTATTTTTGCAGCAGGAACAGACTATACAATCACAGACAACAGCAGCATTACTCTTGCAATCGGTCTTCCTGTGACAAACACAAGGGTTGAATTTGAAGTTTTGAAAAATGTGAATGCTTCCGGTGCTGAAAGCGTCGTGCAGGAAGTTGGAACGCTGAATACGAAGATGGCAGCTGTGCAGAAGATCATCGAGCATGATTATTATTGCACGGGTAAAAATGACTGCTTGAAAATAAGTGAAATCGTTCGTAATTTCATGAACGGCGGAAGCGATTATGGAAGCATGAAGTTGAATATTCATGGAACCATTATTATTGATTCTGCAGCGTCGTTTTCGGTTTCATCATCCGGAGAAACAGAAACTTATTGGTTCAATTTCAGTGCGACAAAAAACACAAGGAAAGTTATTGTTGATTTCACTGACTGTTCGCAGATCGAAATTCCGGTTGATGATGGTGATCGTTCATATGTTTTCTACGGAGACAATATTCATATCATCGGCGCGAACATCGTTGCGAACAATGTTACAACCGATACAAGAATTGCAATTTTTGAATCCGATAACGGTGTTGTTAATGCTGAAAACTGCCGTTTCTGGATTTCCGCAGATAAAGACAGTTACATATCCAGAACAGGTACTTTTGTAAACTGCCGCGGCAGCGTAACAAACAACGTCGGCGTTTCGTACTGTTTCCGTCCTATATCCAGCGGCATTATTCGCGTTACAGGCGGCGAATACTATGCCTATACGCAGGACAGCGCAAGTTATAGTGCTGTTGTCGGACTTACAAGCGGTGATGATGCTGTTGCAATTCTGAACGGCGTTAATGCTCCGACGTATAGCAGAAACACATATTATCAGACACATTATGTGTATCAGACGACAGGGCTTGTAAGCTGTACCGATACAATTACAACACTTTCAGCAAAAGTCGTAAGCGGTTCTTCGAATATCCGTGGAACGCTTGCGAAGAACAAACCGAATATGATGTAAGTTTTCAAAAACCTGCAACATTTTTGAACAAAGAAAAGACAGTCAATGCGGCTGTCTTTTTTTATATCTGACCGAAAAAAATCTGGAAATTTTTTCAAGAAATTTTTCAAAATGTATTGACAAATAATGGAAAATGTGTTATAATATATACAACGAAAGGGAAAGACCCGAACACATGAAAGAGAGATTCAAACCATGAAAAGAATCGACATCGACAAGGAAATCAAGGCAAAGTCAATTTGGAAAGCAGCTGAAAAGTTTGCAAAATATCTAACAGAAAATGGTTATGAATGGGCTGGCGAAGAAATTGTTGAAACCGTTGAATACGGTTACTACTACAGCTCAAACGCGACGGAATCAAACATGATTAAAGGTGGAAGACCGATTAGTCCGAAGACAAATGACTGGACGTACTACTGGGCAATCGAAAACATCGATGGTAACGACTATTACGCATGGTTCATCGAAATCGATAGATAAGCAAACACAAACAAAACCGGGCGCGGCGGTTACTTCCGCGCAGAAAGGAAACAAAAATTATGGAAATGTTTAAGATTTACGCAGAATTCGCAAACGGAGACAGAAAAACATTTAATGGAATCAACGAAGAACGCGCAATGTGCAACCTGAACGAGTATGCAGAAGATCACGATACCGAATGCACATACTACACAGAGGTTTGATTGCAGAGTGACGGGCGAAAGCCCGGTAATGCACACACCGTAAGGTGTCCGGTCACAAGTCCGGAAGAAAGGAAATATCATGTATTCTAAAACCGAAAAAGCAATTCTCGATTTTCTGTGTTCCGCAGAATTGCCTGTTACCAAAAATGCTCCTAATGTGGAATGGCTCTATACCACACCGCATGGAAGAGTATATGGATTGACGAATGGTCAAGCGCAAAGCATTGCAATCATTGCAGAAAGATGCAATGAGAGATTTTGTGGAGGCTTTCTTACTTGGGTAAGAGGTCGCAATTTTTCAAAGAATGATTGTTTTGAGCTTTAACCGAAAAACCAAAAGAACAATATTCCAAAGCAGCTCGTTTGATAGCAGCCGCGTTTTTGGAGGAGATTGAATCGTAAGCCGAAACGGGAGAAATCCCGTCACCATGAACCGCCCCACATGGTCTGATGATGGCATGGCAGAAAGGGAAATATATTGACACTCGAAGAAATGAAATCACGGATCACAGAGATCGACAGGCTTCTGGATGATGAATCCATTTCAGACGATATGTTCGATGCTTTGGAAAATGAAGCCCGCCTTATCACCTATGAGATCGGCGTTATCGAAAGCAAGAAGAGGATTGAATCCGTTAAGGATATCAATCCGAGCGAATGGCTTTCTTCTTTCCTATCATCATTCGGATTCAATCCCATAACGCGAACAATCACATCAAAGCAGTACGAAGTTTTCAGAAACATCAACAACGGAAAGCCGTTTAAGTATAACGGATTACGATATGATGTAGGAAAAGGACGCAATAATTTCGGAACACTCATTATATCAAATCTATGAACGCAGAGTGACGGATGGAAACCTCCGGTAATGCACACACCCTATCGGGTGTCCGGCCACAAGTCCGGGGAAAGGAAGACATAGAATGCAAGTTACAAGAAAATGGAAGGTGTACGGACAGTCTGGTCACAGGAATAGAATGAGTTTTCAGCCTTCTTTCAGATTTGATTTTTCAAAGCAGAACGATTTCCGCATTATAGATGTCGATTGTTTCGACAAGACAGGAACGAATGATTTCGTTATCGTAAGTATAACCAGAAATTCTCCGGAAGAATGCGAGAGAGAATTCTTCGGACAGCTTTCAGACGGACTGTTTGAAAATTCAAGATTTGGAAAAACAGAAGAAATTTGACGTATGTCGAAATGTATACAATCCTTATAACGCCCTGCATGGACGGGCGATATCGTCCATGCCAACGCCAAAGGCGAATCAAAAAACACAATGAAAGAGAGAAAAAGCAATGAAAAACAACATGATCTGCGTCCCGGTGAATTATTCTATTCGCACATTTGAAGTCCGTCAGCCTGAAATGGTTTTCCACGATAAAAACACAATCGCGAGAAATCCAATGGCAAAGGTAGATTACGACATCGAAAGCATCATGCGCGAGATCGACGGAAAATAAAAGCAATGGCACGAAAGAAAAGAGACGAAAATCAAATTTCGCTGTTCGATATCGAACTTCCGGAATATGATGCAATTCCACAGAAAGAAATCCTGCAAGAAACCACTCAAGTGCAAAAAATCAATTTTGCAAAAGTCCCAGACGAAGAATTCAATCAAAAATTCGAGAAAACAAACATTCAAACAGTAGACGGGCTTGTGAAAACGCTTGGCCGAATGACATACAAAGTAAATCGTCATGAGTTTCTTTCCGATCTGTTTGAGTGCGGAGCGATTGCTATTTCAAATAGGTTTGATTTGAGACAAGCAGATGAGAGGGAAAAGCGGTATCTGCAAATCATTAAGAAGTACGACAAGGAAACGCAGAATGTCATCTGTGAAATGTTTGCGGATATTTACACGATTCTATCAAATCAAATCAACATCGGGTTTGACGATTATCTCGGAAAATTGTATATGATGTCTGAAACTTCAAATAGCAACGCAGGACAATTTTTCACGCCGTATAGCGTTTCAAAAGCGTGTGCAGAAATCACAGCAGATGAAAAAATCATCAATGAACATATTGAGAACGACGAAATTCTAACAGCGTGTGAACCTGCTTGCGGTTCAGGCGGAATGGGGCTTGCACTGGCTGATATCTTGTATAATCAGTATCACTTCAACATTTCACGAAATCTTCTGATCGAATGTTCTGATATTGATTCAAGGTGCGTACACATGACATATTTGCAATTAGGTCTTGCCGGAATCCCGGCTATAATCTATAAGCGAAACACGCTGACTATGCAGACATGGGAACGATGGGAAACACCAGCTTATATCATGCAATGGATGCGGTTTCGTAATATTTTCTATGGAACGACGGCCGATATGAAAGTAAACAACTGACAAAAAGAAAAAACGACAGGAAACACCGGTCGTTTTTTTCTTTACATGAAAGGATTCACAATGAAGCAGCAAGAACACTCCATCCGAACATAATAATTATAAAACGAAATTATAAACAGCGTATGAATTGAATGTAAATAATATTTGCAATATTATCACGATAATATTATATTTATATAAAAACAAAGGCGTGATATTATGATCGTAATGTATGAGAGATTGAGCCGCGCTCTTGATGCTTTTAATGCTGCGCGGGTTGAATCGGAACAAGTGGAATGGCATGAATTGATACAGGATATTGAAAATCCTCTTGATGAAAATGAAGTTATGCGCCTGATTATTGATCTATATGAGGACGCATTATAAAAGGCTATGCGCCGGAACGCATAACCTTGAATCTGTTGTTTTAACTATAACGAACCGTCGGGCAAGCATGAGATAAACCAACACTATATAAAATCTATCTTTATTTCTCCGGAATCATTGAAACTTATTGATTTTACAACACTTCTGATCAATGCTCTTTTATCTTCGCGGCATAAACTTTCATAAACATTTTCCCATCCAGAATTCAAAAATGCTTCTATACCGGATAAATCCTTTTTCTTTGGTGCTTCTCGATTTGCTTTTGCAAGCTCCTTTTCGAGTAGATCATATTCTTCATCATACTTTGCAATTGATATCCTTTTCTTTTGGTACGAATAATTCAAACGGTCTATTTCTTCTGTGATTTCCTTTATCCTGTTTCCGTCAATCTGTGTTTTTTCGGCAGAAACAGAAACTTTATATATATATTCTTCTGCTTGCTTTTTAATATCCTGCAATAATTTTTCCTCTATCATTTCTTCCCTGTAATGGATTCCGCACGGGACGGCTGATGCAAGATGGGAAATACATCTATAATACCGATACTGCTTTTTCGTTCCGTTTTTGTTCTTACGTTCACGGAAATGTATCTGCATTTTCTTTCCGCAGTTCGGGCAGCGCATCAGACCGGAAAACAGATGGACGTGATTTGCTTTTCTGATCTTGATATTGTTCTGTATGATTTCCTGCACACGGTCGAATGTTTCGCGCGTTATATACTGCGGACAATATTCTGTGTTACCGCGATACGTTCCTGCATAGAATTCTTTTCTCAAAATGGAACTATACGTATTGTACGAGAAATTAAGATTATATTTATCGTTAATATACCGTGATGTACCGCGAATTGATTGATATGTTATGAAGTGTACAAACAGTTCATCGACAATATGTTCAACTTCTTTATCTTTCGTGATGTACTTTCCTTTTTCATTCTCCGCGATCTTATACCCGAACGGCATATTTCCTGTTATCGGCTTTCCTTGCTTCACCATGAAATCAAATACCGTTATGATACGTTCTGACCCTTTTGCAAGTTCTCTCTGCGCAAGTGATACTTTCAGATTGAAATTGAACATTCCGTCTGCCGTTGTTGTGTCTATGTCGTCTTCATCAATAGCACGGATTCCGACTTTTTCACGGAAGCACTCATTTACAATTTCATTCGCGTCTAAAACGTTCCGGCTGAACCGATCAAGTTTTGTGAAAATAATTTCGTCGATTTCTTTCAACATTGAAAGCATCCGCTGAAGCTCTGGGCGTTTAGTGTTTCCGGCAGTATATCCGTCATCAACAAAAACATCAACAACAATATGATTCTTTTCTTTCGCATATTCAATCAATCTATCTACCTGATTTCCTACAGAGTAACCGAAGCGCGCCTGTTCGTCGCTGCTTACCCTTGCATATAGCGCTACACGTTTTACTTTTTTCATGATGATTTCCCCTTTTTTCCATTGATTCAATCAGTTGCAAATTATACGATATACTTAAATAAGATAACAAAATGACACAGGAGCGATAAAGAATGAATGTGCAGAAATTTTTTGATACGCTGTTTTACTTGTATGGAAAACAAAATCACGTTAAAATTAACTACACATTGAAAAAGGAACCGCGCGTCTAATCAGGCGCGTATTTTATTTGATAGCAAGATAAAGTTTCATCAATTCGCGGTATATATCATCCTTTTTATCAGCTGATATTTTGTCGCTTTCAAAAACTGTCTTTGCACGACTTAATAAATCGAATATTTCATCTTTTGTCGCGATTCCAAAATACGAAAGATCGACGCCGTAAAATTCCGCAAATCTCTGCAATTCGGAAAGGTGCGGAGAACGCCGGCCGACTTCATAATTGGAAACCGTTGCCCGTGTTATTCCCATCTTGTCGGAAAGTTCCTGCTGCGTCAGCTTCCTTCCCTTTCGCAGCGTTTTCAGTTTCACGCCGATTTCATTGTTCATCAATTTGTCACCCCGATTTCACGCTTTTTGCAATGAATTTGTTTACATTACTTTTATACAATAACACAAAAAGATTACAATGTGTAGCAATATGCTAAATATACATAATGTTTTCTTACTTTTGTGCAAAATGAGAAAAATAAAAAAATCTCAAATAATAATGCAAAAAGTATTGACAAATAATGGAAATTGTGGTATAATATATATGTAATCAAGAGAGACCCGAAGAAAGAACCGGGGTCGCGGATACAATAGCTACAGTTTCCGAGTTGAAAAGCACCGGAAAGCCGAAGCCGCTGATAAATCGGGTAGGTGAGGTTGATAGTTTCACTGGCTGTCACATTGTATGCAGGACGACGAAGCGAATTAAAGAGCCGTAGACGGTTTCTCTTGGTACAACAAATTGTAACATAAAAGAAAGAGAGATATGAACATGTCAAAGGTAATCAACAAGAACGGAACCGAAATCAATTATAACGCGGCTGTCGCAATGATGGACGATGAAATCAGAGATCAGCTCCATGAAGAAATCGCACCTTGCACCGAACAGGAATTTTTCACCGCATATGAGGCAGCACATGAAGCAACGTACGGTGAAGAATGGGAACTGTCGAAGGAAAATCCTGTTTGGTAAATAGAAAGAGAGATACAACAATGACAAACGCAATGATCATTCTGAACGAATCTGTGAAGCTGATGGAGAGCGGTGTTATCAAAGGCACCGGACAGTTTGTTGAAGTCGAGGACGAAGACGGAAACAGAAAGCGACTTGAACTTCCAGAAGAAATTCACACGTTCGCCGCATGGAAAAGCATGGGGTACAGCGTGAAAAAAGGAGAACACGCCGTCGCAAAGTTCGCGATCTGGAAGCACACCGCAAAGATGCTTGATACAAATACAGGAAACGCGGAAACAGACAAGATGAACGCTGAAATCAATGATAAAGGCGGAATGCAGAATATGTTCATGAAAGTTGCCGCATTCTTTACGGCCGATCAGGTAGAGAAAATCGGCGCTTCTGTTGGCGCATAATGTGTCGGTTTGTAATCAAACAGAATTAAAAAGAATAAAGTGAAAGTCGAAACCGGGCAGTGCCCGGTCTGACCGGGAGTTGCCACCCGGCACCGATGAGACAGGCATCACGGAAAAAGGCAAGAGAGGGCGTATAAAATGCGAACGAAATTAAAGTTGCTTCGCGTAGCAAGAGGAATGAATCAGGATGAATTCGCAAAGTTTCTCGGTTTCACGCGTTCCCATTACGGAAACATCGAAATCGGGAAATTCAGCGGTTCCATTCGGTTCTGGAATACCGTATCAGAAAAATGCTGTATTCCGTATGAAGAAATCTGGAAGTACATGAAAAACGAATAAGGGGGCGCTTTTATGACATGTGAAATCAAAATAGGAGAAGTGCTTTCCGCACTTGATGAAAAAATCCGTGCATTGAAAGATGAGATTTACTACAAAGACGCTATCATTGCGGAATTAAGAAGAAAAATTGAAGCTGCAGAAAAGGAGCACAACAATGAAACTGTATGAAATTGCACAGGAATATCAATCATTTCTTGATGCTGTTGAATCCGGAATCATACCGGAAGACGCTATTTCGGACACACTTGAAAGCATAACGTCTGTTCTTGAAGACAAAGCGGATAATATCGCGTCAATGCTTAAAAATATGGCTGCTGATATTGTTGCAATCAAGGCGGAGGAGACCGCACTTTCAGAACGACGCAAGGCAAAAGAAAAGCAGTATGAAGATATCGAATCATATCTTTCACGCGTACTTCTTGAAAGCGGCATGACTAAGATCGAAACAGCGCGAAACAAAATAACGTTCCGCAAAAGCGAAAGCGTTGTTGTTGACAACGATGATCAGTTTATCGCGTGGGCAAAGGATTCCGGAAACACTGATATGCTTACATACAAAGAACCGGCGATAAACAAAACCGCTATCAAAAAACGGCTTGCAAGCGGTGAAGAAATCGAAGGCGTACATATCGAAAAAAGGCAAAACATACAGATCAAATGATTATTACATAAGGAGTACAAAATGAGATTTTCTGACAGCCTTTCAAACATTGCTTCCGCTCTTGCGAAAGTTCAGGCGGAAATCAAGAACCCCATCAAGAACCAGACAAACAACGGTGTGCAAGGCGCGCCGAAATATGCAAACCTTGAAGACACGTTGAGCGAATATGTTCGCCCGATATTGGCGAAGCACGGAATGTCTGTGTTCCAGCCGATCAAGACAGACGAAAGCGGGCGCGTTGGCGTGTGTACCGTTCTTTTCCACGAAAGCGGAGAGTTCATAGAGGGGGATTATGTATACTGCGATATCGTGATTCCAGTATCAAACAGCGGCAAAAAAATCTTGACAGAGGGACAGGCAACAGGCGTTTGCATTACATATCTGCGCCGTTATTCTCTTAATGCCGCTCTCGGTATCAATGGCGACAAGGACACAGACGGAAGCTACAGAGATAAGCCGGAAGAAGACGAACCGCTGACATATGAATCCGCTCTTGCTTATACATTGACATTCGGAAAACATTCCGGAAAGACGTTATCCGAAATCTGGAAAACAGACCGCGATTATATCGGATGGCTTGTGAGCAACGATAGGACGGATGACCGAATAAAGGAAGCTATCAATATCATTGCGGCGAAAATTGCTGAAAACAAAGCCGCAAAACAAGGGGCTGAAACCGCGTGAAATTAACCGGAAAGATTGTCGATTCATCACTTGACTTTATTTCCGGACATCCAAAAATCACATTATCCATAAACGAAAAAAACACGTTTCTGCATGGGTTTGATGAATTGAATAACAAAGAAAAGTTATCAATAGAAATCAAACCATACAGGCGGAAACGAAGCCTTGATGCGAATGCTTACGCATGGAAACTTATGGATATGATTTCGGAAGAAACAGGAATCCGGAAAGAAGAAATATATCGTGAGTATATCAAGAATATCGGCGGTTGCTCTGAAATCGTTTGCGTCAGAAACGACGCGGTTGATAAACTGTGCGCCGGATGGTCGCGGAATGGTATAGGATGGCAGACAGACACGTTCCCTTCCAAAATTGAAGGATGCACAAATGTAATCTTGTACTATGGAAGCAGCACATTTGATACAAAGCAAATGTCGCGTCTGATCGACATGATTGTGCATGACTGCGAAGAATACGGAATCGAAACAAAGTCGCCTGATGAAATTGCAAACTTGAAATCTATGTGGGGTGAAACAGACGAAAAGCATAATCCAGAATGAAAAAGATAGATGCTATATCTGCGGAAGAAATTCGCGCGCTGAATACTGGGGGCTTGATGATCATCACGTGTTTTTCGGTCAGAATAGGAGCAATTCCGAAAAATACGGATTGAGAGTATATCTATGCCATGATAGATGCCACTTGAACGGTGTTCACAAAAACGCTGAATTGTGCCGTAAGTTGCAAATGAAAGTTCAGAAAATCGCTATGAAACATTACGGGTGGTCGACTGATGATTTCATAAAGATTTTCCATACAAATTATCTGTAAAAGGTGATTTTTATGAGGAATCAATTAAAATATCAAGAAGAATACGAAGCAATGAAGAATCTTCTTGAATCAGATAAAAAGTTCGTAAAATTAAGTTACGATGACAAGCAGCAAACCAGATACGCATATAACAGGATGTATCTTAAAGCGATACATGACAATATGCCTATCAGAGTTAGCATGTATAAAGCGCTCAACGTTATTTTGTATAAAGAAGAATAGAGGTGAATTATGTGGAACAGATAGATTATTATGAAATGTATTGGAGCGAAATACCGGTCGGAGAAGAAAACGCCGTGTCATATGCTGATTTGTGCGAATCTTGGCAAATGAACGAACGCGCTGTAAGAAGTACGCTGCACGTTTTGAGCGAGATCGACAACGGCGACAATTATGTTCTGATCAGAAGCGCATCGAAAAAAGGTTTTTACAAAACTGATGACCCTGAAACAATCAAGGCGTATCGACGCGAGGTTATCAGCAAGGGACGAAGCAATTTCGCTCCGCTGAAAAAGATAGGACGCGTGTTGCAAAATCAAGATGATGTGCAGTACAGTCTTGTCAATAATTTGCGCGTTGTCCGTGAAAGTCAAGGCATGAAGCAAAAAGACGTTTGCAACATCATGAAAGAATTTGTTCCGACGTTTGATGTGTCAATGCTTTCGCGTATCGAAAATAGCGTATGCTTGCCGACACCTTATGTTTTGATGCACCTTGCGCGAATATATGGCGTTCGTCCGGGCGAACTTCTTGAAACGGATTTTCTCGCTGAGATAATATAAAAATAATTTACTCAATTTTCTGAAATCAAATGACAAATAATGGAAATCATGGTATAATATATGCGTGACGGGAACAGTGTGTGCAAGATACTGCCCCATCGGTAAAACTGCATATTGTAACCGTCAAACCTTTTTGTATCAAGTGCTTGCACCTCTTGAACAAAAAGGTTTTTGCTTTGAAAGGAATAAAAATGAAAACAGAGTACGCAGTTAAAACAACACACAGAATTCAAATGATACCGCAGGACGAAATTGTGATTCTTTCGTATGATAAAAAATCGAATGAAATATATATCACACAGCAGGTTCGGCATTTGTTCAAAACAAGAATTGAGAATCAGTTCATTATTCCGGTTTCAGATGTTGATAAAATCGACATTTTCAGAGAAGAAGAAGTTCATCACAGGAACGGAATTGCTCGCGCTGCTGCCGGCGGCGCATTGTTCGGAACAGCCGGAGCGATTGTAGGTGCGTTGACTTCTGATAAATTCAAAAACAAGTGGTTCTTTTCAATAATTCTGAAAAGCGGAGAAGAATTAAGATTTATTGATTTCATGAATAGCGGAAACGATGAATCGTATATTTCGCAGAAAATCAAGAATCAAATCTTGAAAGGAATGGCATCTAATGAAACATTTATTTGATGTTGAAATTGCCATGAAATACGGAGTAAATGCCGCGATATTGCTTGAAAATCTCGGATATTGGATAAAGCAGAACGAAGCAAACGAAACGAATTATTTCGACGGTTGCTACTGGACGTTCAACAGCCGGAGAGCATACGCAGAATTATTTCCGTATATGAGCGAACGACAGATCAATACAGCATTCCAAAAGCTGATTGATGACGGACTTGTCATAACGGGCAATTACAACAAGATCGCATACGACAGAACGTTGTGGTATGCACTGACACAAAAAGGGAAATCCATTTTACATTTTGACATAATGGACGATGCGAAAATATCAAATGTAAATGTCGGAAATGTAAAACCTATACCAGATATAAACACAAATACAAACACATATATAAACACAGATAAAAAGAAAGAAAGAAAGACATCATATGACGACATTCTTTCTGCCATTGAAGATGATTCGCTGAAAGAACTTTATCTGGAATATATCAAAATGCGGAAAATGATTAAAGCACCGATGACAGACAGAGCGTTGACAATGCTAATAAAAAAGGTGAATGAACTTGAACCGCATGATATCGACAGACAGAAGCGGATGCTTGAAACGGCTATTATGAATAACTGGAAAAGCGTATATCCGTTGAAAGATGAAGCGCTGACATACAGAAACAATCAGTATGAAAGCGGAAATCCTTTTTACGATATGTTGATGGAAGAGAGGGAAAAACAATGACAAAAGACGAAACATTGCAAGTGCTTTCGCTTCTCCGTGCTTCTTATCCGACGTTTTACAGCAAGTTCGGAAAGCGTGAACTTGAAAGCATCGTGAACCTGTGGTCGGAAATGTTTGAAGAAGAAAATTTCGGAGTTGTTAAATACGCTCTGAAAGAACTGATCGCAACGCATTCAGGATTTCCGCCGGATATCGCAGCATTGAAAAACAAAATCAAGGAACTGTGTCAATCTGCGACCGGAGAACCGACGGACGAAGAATTATGGCAGATGCTTAAAAAAGCAGTAAACAACGGCATTTATGGAGCGCGGACAGAATTTGAAAAGCTTCCGCCTGTACTGAAACGGTATGTCGGAAATCCGGGAACGTTGTATGAATTGGCGTGCATTGATAGTGATACTTTCAATTCGGTCAATCACGGACAGTTTTTGAAGCAGATCAAAATTATCAAAGACCGCGAAGCATACAGCGCAAAAATGCCGGACAGCGTGAAAATGCTGATACAGGAAACATACATACCGATTGAAGGTACAACGGTTATGACGCCGGAAGAATTAAACGAACGGCGAAATCTGATACTTGATACCATTGATAACATGGAAAGGAGAAAAGCAACATGATGCAAATAAACATACCGGAAAATATACAGTGCTTGCCGGAGATCAAGCGGCTTGCTTCTGAACTTAATAGCACCATTACGGAAGCAGTCGGATGTGTTCTTCTGCTTGCAATCTGGGGAAAAGAGTACGCGCCGGACGGCGAATTGACTTGCGGTGGAAAATATGATGAGCGCGACATCGTGAACGCATCTGGGTATTCCCCGTATGATGACACCTATATTCATATGTTTGTCGACGCGATGAAAACATCGCACATCATTGATTACGATATGAGATGGCTTCCGTCATGGGGGATTGACGGAAAGTCAGAACCGAAAACAAGTTCCAGAAAACCTGCAACAAAAAAGAAAAAGCAGGACGAACCGGAACAGATGACAATGCAGGAAGCAAGCGACGATATTGTCGCTGCTCTTAATGAAAAATATAAAAAGGGGTAAACATCATGGAAAAAGAATTAAGTTTTCGCGAAGCATTGAGAGCGTTGAAAGGAATGGAGATTTATCATATTGTTCCGGTAAATGTCATTGAAGATTACGATCGTACAGAGGAAATAATCTGCCGGTGGCTTGACGAACATCCGCTGAAAACAAGAAAGCAAGAATTTCTTGAAAAGTTTCCAAACGCAAAACTCCTAAATGACGGAACGCCGAACGTATGCTGTGAAGACATCGGGTACAACGAAGATGCTGAAAATTGTAAAGGTATGTGTGAAGATTGTTGGAATAAACTGATTGATGATTGAGAGGTGAAATAGTAATGCCTATTGATTATTCCGAGCAGTTCGATAAAGAAAGAAAATACCGCGTCGAAATATCTCATTACAAATACGGGGCGGCACGTGACAATTTTTCTTCAGGTCGCGTTGACGCTCTGGAAACGGCGAAACTGTGCATAGATGCGTTTGAACGCGATCACAACACGGAACATCTGGTTGATGCAGCGAATTATCTGATGTTTCGGTATATGTATCCGATGCCGGGCGAGTATTTCCGGGCAACGGACAGCGATGAGAGCGTCGGGACGGTTGGTGTTCCGGTGAATATGGAAAGGTGAATAAATGAATCAATATTGCAGATACTGCATACATTTTTGTGCTGGAAATGGAACGTTTTGTGAAGCAAAGCAAAAAGTAATAAAGGAAAGCACAGCAAAAAGCATAAACAGATGCAAACAGTTTTGTTTATGCATAATGGATGCTTTTTCAGAAACTCATAGATATAAGCCGAGAGACATAGAAAAAAAACAGCAAACAATTGATGATTGCCAGATAAGATTATTTGATGATTAAAGAATGAAACACATTGATATAAGCGTTGTATTCATCATTATCGTTATTCTTTTCTGCATAGGCATTTTCGTCGGGATTATAGGAACCGGAATTGCAAACGAGAATAACAGAATTGATTGCGGAATCATCGTTGACCGTTATTATGACGCAGGATATACAAGATACAGCTCTGACAAAAACGGCGGAAATATGTATTCATATCCAGCAACGTATTCTTTCACAATTGAAGGTGAAAAAGACGGACGGACTGTGCGATACACTTTTGAGGTAACGGAACAGGAATACAATACATACAAGATCGGCGATTATTACGAAAGATAGGTTTTTGAAAACCTGCAACATTTTTGAATTAAAGAAGAGGAAATACAATGAAAGCGAGAATGCCGCAGGAACGGCAAAAAGGCGAGTTGTCCAGATATGATGTATCAAACATTCAGAGTGGTGTGATATCTGCTGGCGTGTATGTTCTTGTGAAAAAGTTTCATTTTGGAACGAAAGAAGTAAAAGGCACCACGCCGCAGATTCAAACATTTATCAGCACGCTGGAATATCAAATGTCGCGTTTCACGGATGTGTTTGAATCTGAAATATGCGACGGATTGCTTGGAAGGCTGCAAAGTTACGGCTATACATATAATCCGACATATAAAGCGATTGGAAACAAAAGTTACCGGGCGGAACTTGTGCGCGATATCATTGTGATGCTTATGCAGATTGTATTGATAGAACGGTTCCATTTCGGAGCAAGGCAGCAGGACGGGAAGCGTCTGCGGATTGATGATTTCAAATTCGAGGTATTTTATCAAACCGATTCGCTTTCACGGATAGCAGAATTTTCATCATTCGCAAAAGAGCAGGACGCGAAACTTGCATCATGTGATGTTTATTTTGTGGAAAGGAAATACGATGGGCAGACATTGGACTGAAAAAGAGGATGAGTACATTCTCAAAAACTACAAAAACAAAAGTCCGGCAGAAATATCGAATGCGATTGGCCGTTCATATAGTTCGATAAGAAATCGTGTTTTTGTTTTGAAAAAGAATCACGGGAAAGTCTCATATGGTAAGCGGAAATACCATAAAAAGTTCACCGGATGCGATGAAGATTGTTTTAACTGCAAGTACAATGATTGCATAAAGCCGGATAAATTGATTCGCGGTTAGGAGATAAAATATGAGTAAGTACGGCGACAGGTACGAGCCATGCGACACTTGCAAGTATAAAAAGGCTGACGGGTGCTGCAGTCAGCGCGTTCCTTGCTTGGGGTTTCGATTGTGGTTTCATGATGTGTGGCGAGAAATACAGGAAGCAGCAGACAGATTGAGAGAGGGAAAATAAATGTCATCACTTAACAAGGTAATACTGATCGGATATCTTACGGTAAACCCTGAATTGAAGCAAACAAACAGCGGGACGAATGTTTGCTCTTTCAGCATCGGTGTATCAAGAAGATTCAAAGACGCAAACGGAAAGTATCAGTCTGATTTCATCAACATTGTCACGTGGAGAAGCACGGCAGAATTTGTTTGCAAGTATTTTCAGAAGGGTTCCGCGATCTGCATTGTCGGAAGCATCCAGACGCGCGGTTATCAGACGCAAAGCGGGGAGAAGCGAACAGCGGTTGAGGTTGTCGCAGATGAAGTTTCTTTTGTAGAAAACAAAAAATCAGACGAACCACAAGCACCGGAATTCATTCCGCCGCAGATGACTGTTCCGAACGCAAATTTTGAAGAACTTCCAGAAAACGAAGATTTACCGTTTTGATGTGTCGTTATGTTATCATAATATAGAGAGGTGATAATATTGACGGAAAGTTTTATAATTAAATATCCGAAGACAGCGGCCGGGAAAAAGCAATGGTCGAAAAATTACGGGCTGAATGCGTACTATGCCGGAAAGCACTGGGCGCAGCGGAAAAAGGATGCTGAATACTGGCATCGCCTTGTCAGATCGGAAATGGATATGCAAAAGGTACGGAAGTTTCCTTTTAAAAATCCAGTGATAATTACGTTTTACTGGAATGATCGGCTTGATTGCTCAAATCACGCAGCTATGGCAAAAATGATCGAGGACGCAATGAAAGGACGAATCATCAAAGACGATAGTCGCGCATGGGTTAAAGGAAATGAACACTATTTCCATGATGAAGACTACATAAGAGTTGTTATAGAAGAAATAAGATGAAAGATGGAGAGAGAATGGAAAGGCTGACGATTGAATATATCGCGCTTGACAAAATAACACCGTATGAGAACAACGCAAGACGGCACGCGGTTGACGATGTCGAAGCGATCAAAAACAGCATTTTGAAATTCGGCATGAATGATCCTATCGGCGTATGGGGCGAAAGAAACATCATTGTAGAGGGTCATGGCAGACTTGCAGCGCTGAAAGAACTTGGGTATGAGGAAGCGCCGTGCATCAGGCTTGACAAACTGACTGACGATCAGCGCAAGGCGTATGCACTTGCACACAACAAAACCGCTGAACTGTCAGCATGGGATTTTGACAAGCTGGAAGCGGAATTGTCAGACCTTGCGGACAATTTCGATATGACCGCATTCGGTTTCACAATGCCGGATGAAGATGTGAATATTGATGACTTTTTTGAGGAATCCGAGAAAAAACCGAAAGAGCCTAAAATGATCACTTGCCCACATTGCGGAGGAGTATTTGAAGTGTGAAAGTGTATCTGTCTGAAAACGGGTATTTGTTATCACAAATTGCAGGGTGGAATGAATTGAAAGTATATCTTGCTGATACTGGCGTTCGTTTCAAATCTGCCCATGATGAGAAATTGAGAGGGGCTGAAAGTAATGATAATTTATTGTGCCAGGCGTATTCCCAAACAGAAAAGAGTGGTTTAGGCGGCGAAATATTCAAAGGAACATCAATCTTGCAGTCTTTCTATTACTGCGACAGTTTCACAGAAAAGGTTATTATACCAAACTGCGAAAATTTCCTTCTTGACAGCGGAGCGTTCACATTCATGTCAAGTACGAAAAAGGCAGTTGATTGGAATGAATATTTGCGAAAGTATATTGATTTCATCAATAGGAACAAAGTCACGCATTTTTTCGAACTTGACATTGATACCGTTATAGGGTATGAGCGAGTAAAGGAACTGCGGAGAACACTTGAAAACGGAACAGGGAAACCGTGTATTCCAGTATGGCACAAAACACGCGGAATGGATGAGTATTACCGAATGTGCGAGCAATACAATTATATTGCCATTGGAGGAATCGTCTCAAAAGAGATTGTGCCGCAGGAATACAAGTATTTTCCAAAATTCATTAAAATTGCGCATGACAACGGTGCGAAGATTCACGGTTTGGGATTCACAAACTTGCAAGGGCTGACAAAATACCATTTCGACAGTGTTGACAGTACAACATGGACAACCGGAAACCGCTTCGGGCAGGTGTACACGTTCGACGGGAAAACGGTTGTACAGTCGAAACGAAAAGAGGGAACGCGCATTGCAGATCACAAAGCAATCGCGCTTCACAATTTCACTGAATGGGTGAAATTCCAAAAATACGCTGAAAAATATTTATAGGAGTGATTATATGATTGAAGCACTTGGAGTGCTTGCGACGATGTTTGTTTTACTGTCTTTCCTTTGCACAGATAATAGGAAAATCAGAATGGTAAACATCATAGGCGCTACGCTGTTTGTCGTGTATGGCTTGCTTTCTGGTGCATTAAGCGTTTGGCTTCTTAACAGTGCGCTGGTAGCAATACATATATATTATTTATTAAAAAAGTGAGGTAACCACATGGAAAAAACCAAAACAGAACTGTACCAGATTTTGACTGGCGTATTTGTTGGATGTCTGCTGATTTCCAACATTCTGGCTGCAAAGACATTCACGGTCGCAGGAATCGTCCTTCCGACAGCAGTCATCATATTCCCGCTTGTGTACATCGTAAATGATGTAATGGCGGAAATATTCGGGTATGAGAAAGCGAGGAATGTTATTATCCTCGGATTCTTGATGAATGTCATCGCGGTGACGTCTTATTCCATTGCTATTGCTTTACCGGCGCCGGAATATGCGGTGGAAGGTGCTGCGGCGTTTGAAACGGTTCTTGGAAGCACATGGCGATTATTGCTTGCGAGTTTCGCTGCATATCTGATCGGTTCGCTTGCGAATGCGTCTGTAATGGTTAAGCTGAAAAAGAAGCACGAAAATCTGTTGATGGTTCGCTGCATTCTTTCGACGATCATCGGAGAAGGTATTGACGCAGTAATTTTCATTTTAATCGCGTTCGCAGGAACAATGCCTGTTTCTGATTTATTTGTGATGATTGTTGCACAGGCATTAGTCAAGACATTGTTTGAGATTGTTTTCTATCCTGTTACTCGTACAGTGATTGGCAAAATCAGACTTCTTGCAGAATAAGAAAGCAAAAAAAGCGGGGATAAAACACCGCTTTTTTGTGTCTCTTTGTAATTATTTAGTGATATAATGTAAATGGGGTGATGCAATGAAAATCTGTCTGAATGCAGGACATACCGTTAACGGAGCAGGATATGGAGCAGTAGGACTTTTGAAAGAGAGTGAGGAAACGCGGAAAGTCGTTTCGGCTGTAAAACGGTATCTTGAAATGAAAGAACATACCGTAATAATAGCAAACGTTGACAGTGCGAAAACGCAATCCATGTATCTGTATCAGGTAGCAAAGAAAGCAAATGAATCAGATGCTGAATTATTTGTGTCGATTCATTTCAATTCAGGCGGCGGGAGAGGGTGCGAAGCGTACACATGGAGAGGGAAAGAAACTTCTGCGGCTGTCGGTGTGTGCGACGAACTGCAGAAGATTGGATTCAATAACCGCGGAGTGAAAGATGGCTCCGGTTTATATGTTATCGGTGCAACAAAGATGAACGCTTTACTTGTGGAAGTGTGTTTCGTTGACAGCCGTCTTGACGTTGATCTGTATAAGAAACACGGTGTGAATGTTATTGCACAGGCGATCACTCGCGGAATATTGAAGCAATTATGAATATATTTATGATTTTTGCGTCGGATTGTTATCATTCATAAAACAGGTATTGACAAAACGACGATTTTATGATATAAATATAAGCAGAATAAAAGTATAGATTCATCGGGGGTGCGGACTTAACTGCATATAGAGCAGACCGTTAAATGCGCGTGATAGCGACAGCCCCTGATTTTTTGATAGAAAGGTGGTGCGGGAAATGGCTGGAAGACCGTCAAAGTATGAAGAACGTGTAAAACCATATATTGATCAGATCAGGAAATGGAAAGAGCAAGGCGCGGACAACAGAACAATCGCAAAGCAGCTTGGCGTGTCGATGAGTACATTTTCCGCATATATAAATCAATACCCGGAATTATCGGAAATCGTAAAAAATTATGATAAGAAGCCGATAGTCGAAGAACTGCGAAGCACGTTGGTGAAACGTGCGCTTGGCTTTACATACGAAGAAAAGAAGCAGTATATAACAGAAGATGAGGACGGCAAAAAGAAAAAGCATACCGAAATCACAACGAAATACGCGCTTCCGGACACAACAGCATTATTCGGCGCGCTGAACATTTTTGATGATGAATACATCAAGGATAAAAAGCAGTACGAATTGAAAAAACAGGAACTTGAACTGCGGCGCGAAATGGCAGAATCGAAGGACTGGTGACGGCATGAGAAAGTGGAAAATCGTATACTGGCTAAACGGAAACAAAAAGGTGAAAATCATTGAAGCAGAAACGAAAGTGAAAGCAATCTGCATTTTGCTTTTTAATAATGATTGTGACGGTCTGGACAGTGCGCAGGAAGTGACCGAATGATATAATGCAAGGACAGCGGGTTGCAAACCGTTTGAACGCCTAACAGTTCATTACTTGCTTTATATATATTTTATCTGTTAGGAGAAATTGAAATGGAAAAATGGAAAGAAGTATTCGGCTATGATATTTTGTATGAGGTATCAGACGAAGGCCGAGTTAGAACAAGATATTCAAGAACTTCCGGATACACAGAGGAATACAGAGAAGTAAGACCAACAGACAACGGAAACGGTTATTTGCGGTTTAACTGGAAGACTAATGGCGTTCAAAAAACGGTTTATTTGCACAAATTGGTTGCGAGTGCGTTTTTAGAAAACAAAAGGAATCTATCAGAGGTAAACCATAAAAACGAAAATAAATATGATAATCGCGCGGAAAATCTTGAATGGTGTACTCATAAGGAAAACTGCATGTACGGAACAAGAAACATTCGAACTGCATGCAAAAAAAGAATCGCTGTCAGAAATGTAGAAACAGGGGAAATATATAATTCTGCAAAGGAAGCAGCACTTGAAAACGGTGTTTGCGTAACCGCAATAAGCAATTGCCTTAACGGAAGAAGCGAGACGAGCGGCGGCTATCACTGGGAGTATGCTAATGTTTAACACGCTTGCTGATTTTTATAGAAGTTCAGAATGGGAAGATTTCAGAAAAATCATAATAGCGCAGCGAACACATGCAGACGGTTTCGTTTATGATGAGATAACGAATAAACCGATTGTAATTGCAGGAGATATTATTATTCACCACAAAATCCCGCTGACGCTTGATAATGTCAATGACTTTAATATATCGCTGAATCCAGATAACGTTCAGATCGTTTCGTTCAAAACGCATAACGATATACACGACAGGTTCGGCACATATACACGGCACGTATACTTGATATACGGATGTCCGCTTTCCGGCAAAAGCACGTTTGTGAAAGAGCGAGCAAACATACACGATCTGATTATCGACATTGATCGTATTTATGAATGTATATCAAATAATCCGCCGTATATGAAATCTGGAAGGCTATACGATAATGTTCAAGCCGTCCGCGAAGCGCTTCTTGATTGCATCAAATTCAAGCGCGGGAAATGGGTAAATGCATTTATCATTTCAGGTGCACCGCTGAAACGTGACAGGGAAATGTACGAAACGGTATACGGAGCAGAACCGATATACATTGACTGCGACAAAGAAACCGCATTGAATAGACTTGCAAGCTGCGAAGACGGTCGTGACGTGAAGGAATGGCAGAAGTACATAGAAACATGGTTTTCAAGATATCAGGAGTGAGAACATGGACGTAAAATCAATTGCGCAAGCATCATTGGCAGTAGAACCGGAAGAATCTTCTGATTACAGCGTTGCTTTAATGTCGATTTCTCCGGATGGAGAGGGACACATCGTCGTAAACGATGACAGAACGGTTTCTGTTCCTGCTGAATTAAAAGAAATCGCCGTGCAGTTCGATCATAATGTCGAAACGGTGACTTTTGACTGCCCGCGATACTGGGACGGACACGACTTTTCTGAAATGCACGTATACATCAATTATATGTGCGCTGACAAGAGCAAGGGACAATATCTCTGCGAAAACGTAAGAATTGATGAATCCGATAACAACATTATTCATTTCGATTGGACGATTAAAAGAAATGTTACCTGTGCAAGCGGAAAAATTTATTTCCTTGTTTGCGTAAAGAAAACGGATGAAGCAGGAAATCTTCTGAATCATTGGTGCAGCAGGCTGAATCAGGAAATGAAAGTTCTTGATGGTCTTGAATGCACGTCGGAAGAAATTGTATCTGAAAATCCGGATGTTATCGAAAGCATTCTGTCAAGGCTTGACGTGATCGAACAGAACGGAGGAAGCAGCGGAAGCGGTGAAACATATTCAACAATGACCGGGGCAACCGCAGAAACAGACGGTGCTTCCGGGCTTGTTCCTGCTCCGATGGCTGGGGAACAGGATAAATTTCTGCGCGGGGATGGGACGTGGAGTAAAAATGTAGACGATACACTTACGATATCCGGTGCTGCGGCGGACGCGAAGGCGACAGGAGATCAGATTCGTGCGATTTATGATGAGATTGCGAACCAGGGCGGCAAAACGCCGCTGGATACGTTTCTCGACAATGTAGATGTGGACTATGCCTACGATGAAGCAACCGGGGCGTATTATACGGTTATCCGAATCTACAAGCAAAAGCTGGACGGGAGTTATCAGTATCCTTTTGTTTATGCACCAAATGGGGCGGGTTCTGGCGATAAGTCCACCTATGACATGACCGTTGAGGCCGGATGGTTGCTTGCGATTAACAGTGGTATTTTTAACACAAGCACGAAAAAACCGGATGGGATTGTTATTCAGAATGGTACGGTTGTACAAAATGCCTCTTCCGCAACCAACAGCCAGTGCAAGCCGTTGACTATTGATAGCAATGGTGATTTGAGCTATGCCGCTTATGATGTGGATGCGGCAGAACTGGTGGCCGCTGGCATTGTTTCTGCGGTCTGCGGATTTATGCCAATTGTGGTAGACTATGCGGCTGTTGATAGTTCTGAGTGGAACAGCGTAAGCCACTACACCCAGAATGCACAACGACAGATCATCGGACAGTGGGGAAACGGCGATTATGCAATTATTACATGTGAGGGCAGAGGCTATCACAACAGCGACGGCTGGACGATAGCGGAAGCACAGGCCGTTTGCATCAGACACGGACTGAAATTTGCCTATAATCTGGACGGCGGCGGCAGTACGGAAACTATGCTGGGACACAAGCCTGTCAATACAATCTATGAAAACGCAACCGGGAGAGTCGTTCCGACCTTCATTGTTTTCAGCGGTGCAACAGTTCCTCCTGCCGCAGACGAAACCGGCGGCTCCGGTGATGAAGAAACCGAAGTGACCCTGATGGGTATTTCTGCGACATACACTGGCGGCGATGTTGCGGTGGGAACGGCTGTAACAGAGCTGATCGGGATTGTGGTTACTGCCAATTATTCCGATGGTAGCACCGCAACTGTGACAGAATATACATTGTCTGGCGAGATTGCAGAGGGAGAAAACACCGTGACGGTGACGTATGCGGGCTTGACCACAACATTTACGGTGGTAGGTGTGGCTGAATCCGGCTTTGAACCTGTAACAGCGAATGCAGTCTATCTGATTGGATATTCAAACGTTGACAATGGAAATGGATGGTCATTAGATAATTTATCAAGCAGAATTGCTGCGGTCACAACTGAGCCTAATATCGAAGGTCAGCAGGCAGTAACTGTGAACGGTGTCAATTATTACACAATTCCAGTTCCGAGAAGCGCAACGAAGGTGATCGTCACCTGTCCCGGCTTTATTCCGGGGGATCGGTATTGGTCTTATGACGCTTATGCCAAGGCATATACCAGCCTGCTTGATCCCGGATGGCAGTCTGAGGGCGGCGTAACACGGGAGTTTGAAGCAGGTACTTATGCGTACATGACAGTAAACTTCAAGAATTCCGGCAACTCAACGATTCCCGCCGATACCGACACGAGCGGATTCAGCATTGTTTTTGAGTAACAGTTATCACAAAAGTTAGTCAGTATTCTGAGCCGAAAGAGAAAGGGAAAAACCATGAAAAAGATTATTGCAATCATGCTGACCGCATGCGCACTGTCCATAAGCGCATCGGCAGCAACACCGCTTTACAAGCCGGTCAAGCTGCCCAAAATCAAGATCACCGTTCCGCATTACGACTTCAGTTATGCGGTCGAGAAGTATCTTGAAGAGCATCCGCTCGACATCTGGTGAATTACATGGCATCGTTTATTGCGGGTATTTTTATCGGCGGTTTCGTCGGCGTTATGGCTATGTGCTTGATTACTGTCGGAAGGGGTGATTGATTGGAAACAATTGCATTGTATGCCGGGTATATCACTTGTATTGCGGCGGCTGTCGGACTTATTGTAAATTTTGTTTTTACATATAAAAAAGTCATTGAAGGAATCAAGTGCCAGCTGCGCACAGATATGCTACGTACATATTACAGGAATGCGGACACAAAAACGATACGCCAATACGAATTGCAGAATTTTGAATACAATTATGAAGCGTATCGAGCATTGAAAGGAAATTCATTCATAGTGGATATTCACGATGAAGTTGTGAAATGGAAGGTGATTACATGAAAAAGGTTTTTACAGTCACATGGGCGAAAGCGGCGGCTGTACGCGCAATCAAAACAGTGGCGCAGACTGCGGTTGCAACCATCGGAACGGCGGCTGTGCTCGGTGAAGTAAATTGGATTGCGGTAGGTTCTGCGTCCGTGCTTGCTGGCGTTCTGTCGCTTCTCACGTCCGTTGCAGGGCTTCCGGAGGTTACGGAAAATGACTAATCAGAAATTTATCGAAATTTGCACGAAAAAGGTCATTGAATATGCGAACGCGCATTTAGACAAAACCGATTGTGTCAGCATCAACGAAGAAAACGTTTTTGTTGTATGGCTCTGTAAAACATTGCAGAATCATAAAGCACTTTTATCAACTACGCTTTATGACGGAATGTATTATGAATGTACATACAACGGATACAAAGACGAACTGTATTTCGACGCATACAAGAAGTTTGAAAATGTAAGCTTCCAGGAGGTTGACAAATGAAACGCGGAATTGATGTTTCGATTTTCCAGCGTGAAATTGACTGGACAGATGTCCGATCATCCGGCGTTGAATTTGCAATGATTAAGGCAACGCAAGGCAGAAGTGAGCAGTCACCGGCAACATATCTGTTCCGCGACAGTTATTTTGTTGCGAATATGTCGAATGCTTACGCATGCGGTGTTCGGTGCGGTGTATATCATTATCTGACGGCAACAACGGTAGCAGGAGCAAAAGAAGAAGCTGAATATTTTCTTTCCGTGATTGCTCCGTATAAGAAATTCATCAAACTGTATGCGGCTGTTGACGTTGAATCAAAATATCTGCCGTGTGATAAATCACTTTTGACGCAGATTGTCAATGTTTTCTGCGCGACAGTGAAAAACGCCGGTTTTACGCCTGCTGTTTACACGAATCCTGATTTCCATAAAAACAGATTGAACGATATATCAAGCTGGAATCTGTGGCTTGCACTGTGGCGAAATAAAAACAATATTCCGTCGCTTGAAAAATATCCGAACATGAAAATCTGGCAGTATGGAAGTGAATCAGTAAACGGAATTGTAGGAGATGTTGACGCGAATTACATGATCGTTGATGAAACGGAGAAAAAACCTATGGAAGAAAAGAAACTGGATAACCAGACAGCTGAATGGTCTGAAAAAGCGGTTAAATGGTGCAAGGAAAACGGAATCATGATCGGAGACGAAAACGGCGATCTGATGTTGCACCAGAATGTTACCCGTGAACAGATGGCGGTTATGCTTCATCGGCTTTACAATCTTACGATTGATAAAATCGTTGCGGCACTCAATAAACTTAACTGATGAAAGGTAAAGGTGAAACATTATGCCTACTACTTATTCAATCATTAACAACGTCGTCGTCAACAAGCTGACAAAGCAGGAGTATGACGATCTTGTAACAGCCGGGGTTATCACACCTGACATGATCGAAAATCAGGTGTGGATTTTCAGCGATGATAACTTCTTGAGCGCGGAAAACCTTGCAAAGCTGGAAGCGTTCATTCCTGCTGACTACTACAAGAAGACGGAAGTCAACGATCTGATCGCGGCGATCAATGCGCTGTCGTTTGATATTGTTTCCGCGCTTCCGACTGAGAACATCGACGCAGAGAAAATCTATCTTGTGCCAAAGGCAGAGACCGAGACGGGCAATGTGTACGAGGAATATATGTACATCAACGAAGCATGGGAACGTATCGGCAGCACGGAGATTGATCTCTCCGGCTACTACACAAAGGCAGAAGCTGATAACAAGTTCCTGTCCGAAAAGCCTGTGTATCAGTACAGCGAGATTCAGGACACGCCTACAATTCCGACCGCTGAAACACGCATCTGGACGACTACAGAATAAGCCATGTCATACGTAACATCAAACGGCGTTATTGTGAATAAGCTCACAATGGCGCAGTATAAAGCATTGCGGGAAATCGGCTCTATCATTGTTGGTGAGACGTATGTTATCACAGATATTGATACTTATGTTGATGGACTTGCAAGCGCATCAGCTGGACGATCTGCCTGTATGGCTGCACTTACATCAAACAAGACTGTACAAAGCGGTGACATTAAGTTGCCGCTTGTACAGCAGGTATTGACAGGTGATGACTTATCCGTAACAAGCAATGGTATCAAGTGCTTGAAGGATGGAGTGATAAAGGCAAGTGCATTTCTCACGCTTGAATTTGCAAACATGTCTGTGCCTTATGTAACCATCAAGAAGAACACAACGAACATTGCGAAAGCAAAGCTTGAAGAATGCGACCCGTACATTGCATTGAATGATATCCTTGTAAACGTATCGGCCGGAGATATTATTTATCTTTACGTCGAAAGTATGCAGGATAGAATCATTGCACAGTATGCGAACAACGGAACGCGGCTGACTGTTGAATATCTATGAAACATCCCCCCGGTCGGCAAAAGAAAGAACCCTCCGGGGGAC